GGCGCAATTTTGCCGACTTCAACGGACTTCGCAAGTAGCGCAGTCGAGAACTCAGTTCCGATCATGTAGGCGCCCTCGCTGGGGACGGTTGAGTTGACGCCAGAGGCGGCAAGATTGGTTTCAAGCAGGCGCTTGTCAATCTGCCCGCCAAGGCCGCCAAACGAGCGAGCCGGCGACTGGGCATAAGCGATAGCCGCCAACTGTTCGCCGAAGTTGGCGAACGGCCGCTTGGCTTCGTTGTCGCTCAAAACCACGGCAGGCTGCCGCGTGGCATTGGCCTTCGCCAGTTTTTCCATTTCCGCGTAGGCGTCAAGCTGCTGCTGCACTCCTGACTCTTCAGCAATGGCCGCCTTGGTAGCGGCAAGGTGTTCCGTGATGTTGTCGGGCTCGGCGACAGCGGTAAGCGCCTCGCGTTTGGCTTTGAGCGCGGCAAGCTGTTCAATCAGTTGCTTTTTCTTCATATGGGCTCCAGTGCGCGCGTCCTTACACCGGCATTTTCATGCCAGTGGCGCGCGTGTGTTGGTTGATATTCAGCGAGCGGATGAGCGGAGGCGAATGTATTCGTACTCGGCCCAAGCTTTGCTGTCGTCTGCTTCGCTGGCCGCGCCAGTGGGTGCAGAGAGGTCGATTGAGCGCAACCGCTCCAGGCGGCTGTCCTTGCTCAGAAACTTTGCTCCTGGATCGGCGCCGATGGGCACCACGGAGATTTCAAACGGCTTCCATTTGGTCGCCATGTAGTGCTTCCGCTTCTCTTCCGGTTTGGATACCAGTTCGAGCGATTGGATGGAGACGCCCATTGAAACATTCCGCAGAATGCCGTCCGTGATGTCTTGCCGGATGCCGGCGACGTCTTCGCGATTCGAGAATCGCAAACTGGCGACATAGCCGCGGCTGTTTTTGCTGGCCGATTCGACCACGCCGATGACGTCTTCAGCCTCTTCGGATTCGTGACCGTTGAGGACCGGCGAGGCCCCGCCATTCAGCGCGGAAAGATCAGCACCGGTCATGGAAAACGACAGGTCGTAGGTTTCCCCAGTCCACCAGTCGTAACGCTCCACCTTTGCGCCGGAATAGAAGACCACCTCGCGGATGAAATCTTCGGCAGGCGCTTCGGGCGGGGGCCCGGCGTCCATGGAGCAAACGACATAGCCCGGCGCCGCAAGGATTGATTCGAGGAGTTCTTTTTTCACTGCGCCACCGCCTTCTGTTGCTGTTGCCCGGCCATGGCCACCGGCATCATTGCGCCTTGGACCATGTACACCTCGCCGCCGTCGTATGGATTGCGATTGTCAATAGCGCGGATTTCGTTGGCGTTCAGGACGCCGATATTTCGCATGGCTGAAAGGTAAGCCGCGCGGCCCGCTGAATCGCCGCGCATGAGTGCATCCAAATTGAACTCGGCATAGAATACGGCGGACTCGCGCGGCCCGAATAGCTGCATATTGATGCGCCGTTCGATACGGGTGCATTCCGGGCGAATGGTGTTGGTTGCCCACTCAAGGCCCTGGTGCTCGATGTTGTTGTTGGTGGATCGCGCCAGTTCGCCGATCATGTGCAGTGGAACACGGTAGGCGCGGGCGATCTCTTCGATCTGAAATTTGCGGAGTTCCAGGTACTGCATGTCCGTGTGATTCACGGGTACCGTCTTAATCTCCATGCCGCCGTCAAGAATGCCCAGCTTCCCGGCGTTCTTCACGCCGCCGAAGCGCTGCATCATGTAGTCGAGGAGCTGGAACTTTGCCGGATCAGCAAGCGAGTTCGGCGACGTGATGTAAGCCATCGGCGCCGCATTGTTGCGGAAGTAGTTCGCTCCGTAGCTTTCGGCGCTGGCGGCAAGGTCAAGCGACTGGCGCATGTAGGCCAGCGGGCTCATGCCCTTCAGCCGCGTCACGCCGTCGTAGCCCATGCCGGGGATGTGGAGGATGTCTCCCTGCACGTACTCGCGCGTGACGGCGCCTTCGCGGTAAAGGAAGACCAGTAGCCCGGTTTCGGCGTCCTTTCGAACGTCCATGCGGCTGGAGTCGAGCGGGATCAGCTCGCGCACCTTGCCGCGGCCGTCGAGCTGGATGAGGGCGTAGAAGTTGCCGTCCGTGCAAAGGGACTGCTCGGCCACCTGCCAAAACTCAAACGCGCTCATGGCATCATTGGGCGCATCGTGCAGGAGATAGTACAGTTCGTGGTCCCGTGCTAGTTCGCGGCCATCGCCGGTGCGCCGGAATACCTGGCAGGGCAGCGAACCGATGGTTTCCGAGCGCAAGCGCACGCAGGCGTTCAACGCATTGATGCGAAGGGCAGACTCAGTGCTATCGAACTGACCGAGAAATGAGCCAAATGACGGCGCTACTGAGCGGTACCAGAAGTCAGAATCAGGCGGTTCAGAAGCTCCGAGTTTAGTTAGTAGTTTGCCAAAAAGGTTCAAGATTGCCTCCTTCCCATATGGATTTCATCGGCTGGCCGATAATCGCAATCCCCGTCGCCATCGCCATCGCAATAACCGGGTCGATTCGCTTCGAGTTCTTCATCCGCTCGGGCTTCACCGGCTTGATGAGGTCGCCCGGCGCCTGCGTGATCTGTGTACAGTCCACAGACCAGCGGACCAGCGGTGACCCTTCGTGGATGGCGGCCCGGTCATACACCAGCTTTTCAAACCGCCTGCAGGCCGGGCTCATTGACTGGTAGCCCTGCCCGAAGTCGATCACGTCTAAGCCAGCGTCCTGCAATTCGCGGGCGGTATCGCGCGCCCCGTAGCGGTCAAACGCTATGGCCTTGATGTCGTACTCGTCGGCCAGTTCTTTGATGTGGGCGGTGACATAGCGCCAGTCGGTTGTAGTTCCCGGAGTAAGCCGGATTTGGCCGTCAGCCGCCCACTGTGCATAGGGCACGCCGTCGCGTTTGCTCCGGTCCTCGATACGCTCGCCTGGCAGGTATGCCCAGACTTTGTAGTAAACTTTTTCGCCCACCGGCCAGCACAGCGCGAATGCCGTGAGGTCGTGTACCGCGGCGAGGTCGAGCCCGCCGTAGCAGGGATATCGGCGAAGTTCCGCCCAGTCAATCGGCGTCGGTGAGGCACAGGCGTCCCATTCGTGAATCGGAATCCATTGGGTTTCTGCCGAGGTCCACTGATTGAGGTACAGGCGCCGGAACTGGTTTTGCAGGTCCGGGCGGGCCATGGCCTCGTCAAACTTGCGCTCGTACTCTTCGATCTTTTGGTGGCCGGTTTCAAGCAGCGGCAGCGCCAACGGCCAGAGCTTTTTATCGGTCCAATCGGCGTCCTTTGGGACTTCGTAGATCAGCGGCAGGTAGGAGGGGTCCGTGACATCGCCCGAGAGAACCCGCTTCGCGTACTCATATTCCCGGTAGCAGATAGTTTCCTGATTGCTGCCGGCCGTCGTGATGATGATTTCCAGCGGCTCCCGGCGTGACATACTGCCGGTGGTGAGCGCGGCCAGTAGCTCCTGCTCGGCTGATCCCCAGGCGTGCAGCTCGTCAAAAACAACAAGCGAGGGATTGTAACCGTGCTTCCCCTTGCCGTCAGCGGATAGCGCCCGGATAATCGAGCCGGTTTCCCGATGGACAATCTTTTTCTGCGATAGCGTCGGCTCGACCAACTCCAACAGCGCTGGGTTCGTGCGAATCATCGACCAGATGGCCTCGAAGCAGATCGACGCTTGCGGCGCGTCGGTTGCCGCCATATAGAGTTCTTGCTCGGGCTCCGGGTCTAGGAAAAATACGATCAGCGCGATTATCGCGGCGGTCTGTGTTTTTGCCTGCTTGCGGCCGAATGAGGCGAATACCTTGCGGATTAGCCTCGATGCGTCAGCCCGTTTCCAGCCAAATATGTTGGCTACCAGTTTTTTGCTGTGCGGCAGGAGTACCAGCGGCTCCGGGCGCCGGCTCTTTGTGGACTTCGTGAGCGTAAGCGTTTCGGCGAAGGCGCAGGCGGTATTTACGGCTTCGGCGTCGAAATAGGAGGATTCCATACCACTTGTGCGCCTATGACGCTTGCGTAAGCCTGCGCGAGCTTGAACACTACTTCCATTTCTTCCGGCGTCGTCGCCTTGATGATGTCTTCAGGGAGTTGCCCGGCACCATGCGGCTTGACTTTCAGCTCCAGGTTTTCCGGCCGGTTGTCGGTGCGGATGCCGTTTTTGTGGTGGACGTGCTCGAACGGCTGGAGTGGGCGGCCCTCCCGCTCTTCCATAACAAATCGGTGTATGCCCCTCCCACCGACTGTCATGTAACCGTCCTTTGTTATATATGGCGATTTATTGCTCCAATGCTTTCCCAGGACTCGCCTTACTGTCTCAGTACGCAAGCAGCCACAACTTGTGGTATTTCCAGTTTTCAGCTGCTTGCCAATAACGACACGCTCAGAACCGCAAGAGCACCTACACAAAAACCTGGTTTGTTGCTTTAGGACATCAAAAAACGACACAACGGTGAGCCGACCGAACGCGCGCCCTACTAAATTCAATCTTCGCTTAGGCCTGGCGTATTTCTGGCATCCGCAGCTTTTGGTGTGTCCTGATCGAAGTGATTCCGCCGCTACCGCTGCAAATCCCCCGCAATCACATGTGCAATTCCATACAGCCTTGCATTTTTCTGTATGTGAATAACTGGTCACCACCAGCCGCCCAAACCGCTGGCCGGTCAAATCAATCCTTTTCGGCACGTTCTTCTCCGCCCGCCGTCTCGGCAGTGTTTCTATAAACCCTTCGCCCTTGCAATCAGCGCCAGAGTCGGCGATAGCGCCGTAGGCTTGCGAGTGTCCTTGATTCCGGCCCGCTGCCGGTTGCGCGGCCCGATGTTTAGCTGGCTGCGTAGTTCGTCGATCTGACGGCCCCATGCCAGCTTAGTGCGCCCGTCCGTTTCGTTCCGCCGTTCGATCATGGCGTCTGCCAGTTCGGCGTATTGATCGGCGTCCACCTGACGGATAGCCACGCCAGCGGCGCGGTTTTCAGCGACGAGCTTCTGGAACAGCTTCAGCCGGTCAGATTTGCACCACGCGGGCGGGGTGATGTCTTCCTGGATCGGCTCGGGGATAACGCCGCCGTTGGCGACGGTGCCGCGTTTGCTGTCCGGTCGTGGCTGGAAACCTCTAGCGCCCATATTGATAACTCGAAATCACAAAGTTGGGAAAAACTCGCGCGTGTGGGCCAGGCGGTGTAGGTTCTGCCCTGTCTAAGG